CTACAAGAACAACAGAAACGGTTTCATAGGAGATAAATAGTATATATGGTAAGTGATAGTAAAGATATAACCCCAAGAACAATAAGAGCTCATAATTTGGGCGCAGGTTCAGTAACAACTGCTAAAGCAGGAAAAAAAATTATCCACACGGCGGCTGCCGACCCAACAACAGCTGCTGATGCTGGAATAGGATATGAAGTCGGGTCCCTTTGGAACAATACATCATCTGGAGAAATTTTTATTTGTAAAGATTCATCTGAAGAGAATTCTGTTTGGATAGGACAAGAAGGTGAAAATATAAACCTTGTTCAACATGCTCAAGGATCCTCAGATGGTTATGTTTGGGGTGGAGATGCAGGACCGGGTCAGTCTCCAAGATACCAAGATGATATAGAAAAATATTCTTTTTCATCTGATGCTAATGCTTCAGATAGTGGAGAATATAATAAAGCAGCTACTTTTGCTTTGGGTGCAAAATATAGCTCTACTCTATTTGCTATTGGTGGCCGCCAAGCAGATAACCCTGCTTCAACACCTTTGGCTCTTGTTGAAACTATTTCATCTTTTCCAACTACAGCACCTCATCCTGTAACTGACCATGGAGAATTAACTGGAGGAACTTGGAGAGATGGTGGATTAAATGATAGTGGCACTCATACTTATATGCACGGTGGTTCATGGGATGAAAGCGTAGCAGATACAATTGAAAAATTTGCAAAAGCATCAGCATCAAGTTCAACTGATGTAGGAGAAACTGCTAGTGTTGAAGATAGAGCAGTAGGGTGTCCAGATTCTATTGGATCACAAGGTTTTCAAACAGCTGGAAGAAACCAACCGGGCTCTACTTATAGAACAGATGTTCAAAAATACTCTATGGCATCTGATGGAGCTGGATCTGATACAGGAAATGAATTATCTCAAGCATATACAGGACATGTAACAGCTACAGATGAATCATATGGTTTTGCTTATACAGGATATATTGGTCCACCGGGAGGAATTCACGGACAAGATGATATTGATAGATTTGCATTTTCAAGTCCTTATGCTGGAACAGATGTTGGAGAAATGTCAGATGGTCCTTATCAGGATTCTGGTCAAAATCAAATGAGTGCGACTCACGGCTATAAGACTGGAGGAATGAATCCTTCAGGAGAATCATATATAGATGTTATAGATAAATTTGCTTATGCAAGTCCTTACTCTTCTGAAGATGTTGGCAATTTAACAGTAGCTAAAACAGCTACATCAGGAGCAAGTGTTTAAATATGGCAAATATTATAATAGAATATAAAAAAGATAGAAATTCCGAAAAAGGAAAAATAAAACCATTATGGTTAGATGATGGAGGAATATGCGAAGATATAGATAATTATACTTTTGTGGGTATTGTTAAAGACCCAGAAGTTAAAATACCAGAAACAGTTGTTCGTTTCACAAAAGAAAGTTATGTGGAAAGACAATTAAATATACATGGCCGTTATCCATTTAAAAAACAAGTTCCAGAAACAACTCATCCAGTTGCTGAAAATTGGGTAGAAATGACTGATGAAGAAGTAACAGAAGAAGCAGAAGGTTGGTGGGATAATAATATAAATTAAGGATTAAAAAATGACAGAAATAGAAAAAACACCAGATTTAATAAGTGGCGATGATATAGGCTCTAATATTTTAGACCATACAATTGTAGCAGATTCTTTTATTAATGTATCAGCTTCTGACCCTACAGCAGCTAATGACACAGGCCAAGGTTATGTTGTCGGCAGTTTATGGGTTAACTCAACATCAGGAGATGTTTTTCAGGCAATAGGTGTTGATGCTGAAAATGCCTCTTGGGCAAATCAAGAAGGAGATGATGTTAATATATTTAAGATACAGGGCTCAAATTATGGTTGGGTAATTGGAGGAAATACTCAAGGACCCTCTCCAGGTTACCCTGCAAGTCCCAATGGGCATACTGATGATATACAAAAATGGGCCTTTAGTTCTCCTAGTAATAGTTCAGATGTTGCAGAAATAGCAGGTGGTGGTTATTATGGTATGAATCAAGGTTCAATTAGAGATGATTCTTATTGTTATCTTGTAGGTCGTGAAAATCCTGTCAGTGATACAATAGATAGATTTCCTTTTTCAGCGCCTCACCCTGTGGGAGATGTTGGAGAATTAGTTACACTAAATCCACCAAATACAACTGCTTCTAAAGTTATGGGAGCAACAGATGGAACTTATGGTTTTGCTATGGGAGGTTCGTATGGTTCTCCATCAGTAAGACAAGATGATGTTACAAAAATTACATTTGCTTCTCCTGCACCTGCTGCCGATAGTGGAGCAGAATTAACATCTGCAAGACATCAAGGTTTTGGAAATTCAGATACAACAAATTCATATATGTATGTTCATGGGGGAGCTCCGGGTTCACCTACGACACATGGTAATATAATAGAACGAGGAGCATTTTCTATAAGTACTGGAACATTTACTGACCATGGAGATTTAACAGATGGTGGACATTATGTAGGAGCTGGAAGTTCTTCCACAACCTATGGATATAGACATGGAGGTGCAACACACCCACCTTTTACTTATAAAAATGTGATAGATAAATGGCCCTATGCTTCTGCTGGAAATGCAAGTGATGTAGGCGACTTAGTACAAGGGGCAAGTGCTTGTGTAGGTGCAACATCTACAAGTGATGGTTGGAGCACAGGTGGAGATGTTGATGGCTCAAACCAAGAAAACGAAGTAACAAAATATTCACACACCAGTGATGCTAATGCTTCTGATGAAGGCGAATTAGCAGTAGGAACTGAGAGTGGAACAGGATGTGAAAATTAATTCAGATGACATTTGTTGTCATAGTATTTAAAAGGAATTAAATGAAAATAGACATACAAAAAGAAGAATTTGCTCTAATCCTATTACTAATATGCTTAGCATATTTACTCTTTACTTAATTGACTTTTTGACGCCAATCTGATATAATAATATATTATGACTCTAGAAGAAATTCAGGAATTAGCAGAAAAAGATTTACAAATCAACGATAGTGAGTTAGATTTGGAATCAATTAAAATCCCCCAACTTCATAGCAAATATTTAAAACTTTACACAAAATTTAAACTCTTGTTATACAGGAGTAGAGAAGATTTTAAGCTTTTAAAAAGAGAAAAATGGGAATATTTTACAGGTAAATCTGACCCAAAAGTTTATGAAAAGAAACCATTTAATTTAAAAATTTTAAGAAATGATGTAGATAGATATATAGATTCAGATGAAGAAATCAGAAGATTAAGTTTAAAAATAAAATATCAAGAAACAATAGTTGACTATCTTGATAGAACATTAAGAAATATTATGAATAGAGGATTTCAAATAAAAGCCGCAATAGATTGGAAGAAATTTACAAGTGGAGCAATATAATGAATTTAGAAAAAATATATGCTGTTGGAAAACTTAATTTTAATATAGATGAGATTATTAAAAGAGGTGAACACCAATTATTTAAAACTGCTAATCAAAAACATCCAAATGGAACTTCTTTTAGAAATTCCAATGTTACTTGGATAAAAGATTGGCCAGAGCTTGAACATCATGTTGTTAATCGTATTAAACCTGTTAATGAAAAATTTTGGAAATTTAATTTAATTAAATTTGAACCTTTTCAATATTCAATTTATAATGAAGGTGATTATTATGATTGGCATTCGGACCAACATCCTAAACAATATGCTGATGGTATGGTAAGAAAATTAACCTTTTCTTTAGCATTAACTGATGATTATGAAGGTGGGGAATTTGAATGTGCTGTGTTATCTGGTGCAAAAAAAGATAAACCTGATGTAAAAGTTTTTAATGTAAATGAAATTGAAAATTTTTCAAAAGGCACAATGGTTGTATTTCCATCTTTTCTTTGGCATAGAGTTAAACCTATCACTAAAGGTGTTCGTAAAGCTTTACAAGGATGGGCTGTAGGTAAAAACTTTGTCTAATGCAGTTATTGTATCAAAAGAAAATGAAGTATATTTAAAATTAGATGCTGAAGCTGATACTAGAAGAATGTTATCAGAATTTTTTTCTTTTGAAGTTCCTGGTTATAAATTTACTCCACAATATAGAAGTAGAGTGTGGGATGGCAGAATAAGATTGTTTCAATATGCAAGTGGTAGAATATATCTTGGACTTTTACCATATATACAAGAATTTGCAAAACAAAATGATATAACTTTAGTTTATGATAAAGGTGTAAAAGAAAAAATAAATGACATTCCTGTTGATTATTTAAAAAAATATATTAAAACTTTATCATCATTTAAGATAAGGGATTATCAATTGGATGCTGTCAGATATGCTTTACAACACAATAGAGCATTATTATTAAGTCCTACAGCATCAGGAAAGTCTTTTGTAATTTATTGTTTGATGAGATATTATTTGTTAAAAAAGAAAAAAATATTAATTATAGTTCCTAAAACATCATTAGTAGAGCAACTATATACAGATTTTAAAGATTATGGATTTGATAATAAAACTAATTGTCATAGAGTATATTATGGATATGAAAAGACATCTGATAAGCCTGTTATTATATCCACTTGGCAGTCTTTATATAAATTTCCAAAAGAATATTTTACAAAGTTTGGTGCTGTGTTTGGTGATGAAGCACATTTATTTAAGGCTCGTTCCTTAACAGGTATTATGACAAAATTAGTTGATTGTAAATATCGAATTGGATTAACAGGCACATTAGATGAAACTAAAACACATAAGTTAGTTTTAGAAGGCCTTTTTGGTGCTGTTAATAAAGTTACGACAACTAAAAAATTAATGGAGAAAAAACAATTATCTAATTTAAAAATATATGCTATTGTTTTAAATCATACAAAAGACAGCTGTCATTATGTTCACGATAAAAAATATCACGAAGAAATGAGTTTTTTAGTTAGTCATACACCTAGAAATAAGTTTATAAGAAATCTTTGTTTAAATTTACAAGGCAATACTCTTTGTCTTTTTACTTTAGTTGAAAAACACGGTAAAGTGTTGTTAGATATGATAAAAAAGAAAGCAGAAAACAAAAGAAAAGTGTTCTTTGTTTATGGTGGTGTAGAAGCATTAGATAGAGAAAAAATAAGAAGTATTGTAGAGAAGGAAGATAATGCAATTATTGTTGCAAGTTATGGAACATTTAGCACCGGGATTAATATACGAAATCTACACAATATAGTGTTCTCCTCACCCACAAAATCTAAAATAAGAAGCCTACAATCAATTGGCCGTGGTTTAAGGATAGGAGATAATAAAACAGAAGCAACACTATATGATATAGCAGATAATTTAACATATAATGAAAAGAAAAATTATACACTGGAACATTTTTCGAATCGTATAAATATTTACAATGAGGAAGATTTCAACTATGAAATTCATCCAGTGGAGTTAAAAAACTAATGTCTATAACAGATGTAAAAATAATAAAATTAGACACTAACGAAGATATAGTATGTAAATTAACTGAAAGTGAGCATATGGTTATATGCCATAAGCCATTATTAATGAGAACAATTCCTCAAATAACTAGAGTAGGAATAACTGAACAAATGACCCTAATGAGATGGATTCCTTTTAGTAAAGATAATTCAACTAAAGTTTCAAGAGATAAAATAGTAGCAATTTCAAATGCAGATGATGTTTTAAAAGAAAAATATCATAAAATTGCGGTAAATTATGAAATATTAGATAAAGAAG